GATGTTGCTGCCCTCGATGCCAAATACACAAAGGAGTTGGCCGATGCTAAAGCCAGTATTGACGAGCTCCAGTCTGATGTTGTTGCTGGCCGTAAGCGGCTGCAGCTCAACGCCACCTGCAAAAAGCAATCTGCCTCCGGCTCCTCCAGCCTGGTTGATGCAGCCAGCCCCGGACTTACTGACTCCGCTCAACGGGATTATTTCACCCTCCGAGAGCGAATCGAAACCAGCAGTAAGATGATCGCCGGATTGCAGCAGTACATCAGGGAGCAATGCCTGAATTAACCAAGCCTCGCAATAGCGGGGCTTTTTTGTACCCGCAACAAACCTCAGCGCCCGCAGCGCATCTAACCACATCGAATCCGAACCCTTTGAAATGAGCCTTTGAGGAAGTCAGTTAGTGCTGGCGAGCCTTCGATGGGCTGATTTCCTGTGCGGCAAAGGTTCATCTCAAAGAAAGGTAAAACGCTATGAATAATCCGTCAGTTATTCCCGCTTTCAACTACCACGACATGGTTCAGCCAAAGGGCGAGGAAGTTATTACCACCTCAGTCAAGATTGCGGCGTACTTTGGTAAAGCACACAAGAACGTATTGAGGGCGATAAGGAATCTGGACTGTTCGGCAGAATTCAACCGGCTCAATTTTGAGCCTGCTGATTTCATTGATAAAAATGGTGACGTTCAGCCAATGATGAACATTACCCGCGATGGGTGCATGTTCCTGATTATGGGGTTCACAGGTCATGCTGCAGCTGCCATCAAAGAAAGTTACATCTCTGCCTTCAACTGGATGGCTACGCGGCTTAGTCAACGGATCGCAATGGGTGAGGAAGCACAGCACCGATTTGCTATCAAAGAAACACGATCAAAGCTGAAAGGCACCATCGGCAGCCGACTGATGAATGAGCGCAAGAAAGAAAAACGGGTTCTGGCTGTAGAAGAAGAACACATAAACCGCTTGGCTAATCCAGACATGGTGTCAATTATGCAAGGAGCAATACGATGAACGAACAGGCCAATAAAATTCTTACAGACCTCCTTCAAAAGGCCAGTAACGGTATCGATGCCGCGGTATCGTTCAGTCAGGCGCAAGTACCTGATGTTGTTCACCAGTTGCTGGTATGGAACTTTGCTGTAAGCATCATTTTTAGCCTGTCGGGGGTAGTGATGTTTGTAGCAGCTCAGTATGGCGCGTGGCGTGGAATTAAGTATCTGCATAAGAAGTGGGAAGGTGATGATTTGCTCGAGCACCCCGAAGTAATCATATTGACTGGCTTATGGCTCCTTACTTTGATTCCCTTGAGTTGGGTTGATTTGGACTGGTTAAAAATCTGGCTGGCACCGAAGCTTTATCTTATTGAGTACGCTTCGCACCTACTGAAATAAAGAATCCTCCGACAAGGATAAGACAAGTCACGCTGAGAAGCGTCGCGAAGTCTGACCTTAACCATCACTAGGCGCATTTTCGAGTGTGCCTGCTAATGGTTATCAACTACCACCACTTATCTGAGGTTTACATGGCAGACACCGAACTGACTACCGTACAGAAAAACCAGCTTACCCTCCTTTCCTCACTGAATTACGACACCGCAGCCCTGAAAGAAGCGAAAGAGTTTATTCAGGACGACCCGTTTAAGCATCAGCTGTTCCTTCAGCAATACAACCGGGTATTTAGCGAAAGCGATAATGTAGCCCGCACAATCAAAGCCGTTCAGGAATCAGTTGAAGCGCTGGCGGTAATTGAAGGCAAAGCTACAGCAGAGTAAAGAGGATTGAGAAATGGCAACTGCAATTCTCGTCTGCAAAGTCACACTACGCCCCTACATGAAACCCTTATTGATTCTCGCGGCATTCACTGGCTGGTGCTGGTTGACTGACAAATGTTTCAAGTGCGAGGTACTTGTCGAAGGGCAAGAGGCGGAGATTTCAAGTTAATCATGGCCGCCTTCGGGCGGTTATTTGGGAGTATTAAAATGGCATCACCTGACTGGGAGGCTATCGAATCGGCTTACCGGGCTGGCTTGATGTCTATCCGAGAAATAGCTTCACAACATGGCATTACTCATGGCGCTGTAAACAAGCGTGCAAAGCGTGACGGATGGGAGCGCGACCTCAAGGCGAAGATAAAAGCCAAGGCCGATGCGCTGGTATCCAAACGCGAAGTATCCAGGCAGGTATCCACCGAAACGGCTACCAATGAGCGGATACTGATTGAGGCCAACGCCGAGGTGATCGCCAACGTCCGCATGGAACATCGTGGCGACATCCGCCGCGCACGTAACATTGCCAGCTCTCTCTTTGGCGAGCTTGAAGCTGAATGCGCGGATGTAACGGCACTTCAACAGCTGGGCGAGCTCATGCATGATCCTGACGATAATGGCTATGACAAGCTCAACGAAATTTACCACAAGGTGATCAGCATGCCGGGGCGAGTGAAGTCGATGAAGGATTTATCCGACACCCTAAAAACGCTGATTGGCCTTGAGCGTCAGGCATACGATATCGACGGAGCTACCGGCGACGAATCAACGAAAAAACTTTCCGATTTAATGGATGATTTAGCCAAGGGGTAATCATGAAGCCAGAACACATCGCGCTTCTGCGTGACAAGCTCTGGCGATTGAACTCTCTCTACTGGATTACCGACAAAGAAGGTAAGCCAGTACGCTTCAAGATGACGCCTGAACAGCTCGAATACTTCGAAGGCATGCACACCCGCAACATCATCCTGAAAGCGCGTCAGCTCGGGTTCACGACTGAGGTATGCATTATTCAGCTGGATGCGGCGTTGTTCGAGGCTGCGAAGTGCGCCCTGATAGCCCACACCCTCAACGATGCCAAAAGACTGTTCCGCGAAAAGGTGAAATACGCCTATGACCGGTTGCCGGCAGAAATCAGAGCGGCCAACCCGGCAAGCAATGATTCAGCGGGTGAACTGGTATTCAAAAAGGGTGGCTCACTTTACGTCAGCACGTCATTCCGTGGCGGCACGCTGCGTTTCCTGCACGTTTCCGAGTTCGGGAAGATATGTGCCAAGTTTCCTGATAAAGCGCGTGAGATTGTCACTGGTGCGTTCGAAGCTGTGTCAAGCGATTGCTACACCACCATCGAGAGCACAGCTGAAGGTCGCGCGAGTTACTTTTTCGACTACTGCCAGACCGCCGAGAAAGCTCAGTTGCAGGGTAAGCAGTTATCTAACCTCGACTGGAAGTTTTTCTTCTTCTCGTGGTGGAAGAATCCACTCTATTCCATCGACCCGGTAGAGCAACTGCCGCAGCGCCTGAGCGATTATTTTGACGATATTGAGGCGAAGCAAGGTATTAACCTGAACGAGCGCCAGAAGGCTTGGTACTACGCCAAAGAGAAGACGCTCGGCGACGACATGAAGCGCGAGTATCCATCGATACCAGCTGAGGCGTTTGAACAATCTGTCGAGGGTGCTTACTACGCTAAACAGTTCCGCTGGCTCTACACCAACAAGCGCGTAGGTGAATTGCCGAACAATTCACATCAGCTCGTTCACACGTTCTGGGATATCGGCGTGGGCGACTCCACCGCTATCTGGTTCGTTCGTGAGGTTGGCGATGAATTCCACGTCATCGACTACTACGAAAACAGTGGTGAAGGCCTGCGACATTACATGAAGGTGCTGAAAGACCGCGACTATGAGTATGCAGATCACTGGGCTCCACACGATATCGATAACCGTGAATTTGCAGGCGACGGCAAAAGCCGTAAGCAGATAGCGGCTGAAGGTTTCGAAATCGACGGACAGGTTTATTCAATCCGCTTTAAGGTCGCGCCAAAACTCGGCGTTGATACTGGCATCGATTCAGTGCGTGAAATCCTCCCCAAATGTGCCTTCGACTCTGCTAAATGCGAGTTGGGAATCTCTCACCTTGAGGGGTACCGCAAGGAGTGGGACGACAAGCGCGGCTGCTGGAAAGATAAACCACTGCACGACTTCACATCGCACGGTGCTGATGCGTTCCGATACTTTGCTGTAGCGAAGACTAATCACAAACAGACCGGCGCAATATTCTTCTAAGGAGCTCATCAGTGAGTGAACTAAGCAACGGGGAGCAATTCCTTGTGAACGCCCTCGCTGATGCTGTGGGCCGCCAGCGCATGATGTATGGCACCAGAAATGGCAACACCAAGCGCACAAAGCTGTATGAGGAGTTCGGCTATCCCGACGAACTTGGATTCGACCAGTATTACCGCGCCTATGAGCGTAACCCTGTGGCATATGCCGCCGTGCATAAGCTGCTGGAATCATGCTGGACGGATAGGCCTACGATTATCGACGGTGACGAGAACAAGGAATCGACCCAAACCACGCCGTGGGAGAAGACGGCAACCAAATTGCTGAGCAAGCACTGGGCGAAAATCAAAGATGCTGACCGCCGCAATCTTGTTGGCCGGTATTCGGCGCTTCTCATCCAGTTTAAGGACGGACGCGAGTGGAAAGAGGCGGTAGACACCGCCGCTGTAAAGCGGTTGCGTGATAAGGCGGTCGTCAAACTCATCCCGGTTTGGGAGTCGCAGATTAAGCCTGGTAATTTCGACACAGACACCATGTCGGAAACCTACGGCGAGCCTGTTAGCTACCAGTTTAACGAGCAGCCAGTGGGCGACGACGGCACTTATGGCCCGGTGCGCAGCGTTATGGTTCACCCAGATCGCGTCATCATCCTGTGCGAAGGCTCAGAAGATGAAAACATGCTGTCCGGAGTGCCTTTCCTCCGCGCTGGCTACAACAAGCTGCTGGACCTCGAAAAGATATCCGGTGGTAGTGCTGAAGGATTTCTGAAGAACGCCAGCCGTCAGCTGGGTATCAGCTTTGATGCGCAGACGGACATGGTGGCGATCGCTAATATGGCGAAAGAAGCCGGTTACGAAAACCTCGGCGAAGCGATGAACGACAAGATGATGAAGCTGAATCGCGGTACTGATTCGGCTTTGGTCACTCAGTCAGGCACCACTTCGGTGCTGTCAGTTGCCGCTGCCGACCCTGCACCAAGCTGGACGGTCACGGCCAATGAGTTCTCATCATCAATTCAGTGCCCGTTCACCATACTGTTTGGTCAGCAGACCGGACGTCTAGCCTCGGATGAGGATAAAGCAGACTGGGCTAAGCGCTGCAACGGTCGCCGCTGGGGATTCCAGACGGCAGTCGTGCAAATGTTGCTTGAGCGGCTCTGGAATCTTGGTGCTATTGATGCCCCAGCATCTGGCGAAGTCACTTTGGCATGGTCTGACTTGCTCGCACCAAGCGAGAAAGAGAAGATCGCCAACATGCAGGCAATGGCTACTGTAGCGAAAGACACGCAGCAGGCATTTGGCACGCCAGCAGTTGATGAAAACGAGGTGCGTACCGTGGGTGAGCTTGAGCCACGAAAAACGACAGTCACCCCCGACCCCAACAAGAAGCTAACCGATAAGGACCCGCTGACAGATGACAGCCAAAACCCGAATCGGAACGCCGATAATTCCCCGCAATAAAGTCGATCCAACACAATCAGCCCGGCAGGTTGGCCGGATGTTTCGAGACATTGAGTCGCGCTACATCGACATTAAGAGCAACTTGAAAGCTCTCTTTGACCAGCGTCTGACTGGCCGTGTGCGCGAGGGAAATAGCCAGGAAAGCTATCTGCTATGCAATAACGAAGATGAGCCAGCTACGCTTTACCAGGTAAATGCAGGAACTTACATCTATGACATGACAGCGGCGCAGCTAGCCGACCTGTTGCAGAGGGTGCAGCTGATTCTGGATGACTCTTTGCTGGATGGTGGCAGTCAAAATCTGTGGGCGCTGAGTTACGTTGCGGCTGAATATGAGCGCGGCACTCACCAGGCGTTTACTAACCTGTCGGTGCAGTCACCCATCTATGAGCAGCAGACCACACTCTCGCAATTGCTTAGCAGCCCGGCATATCAGAACCAGATCGCCGCGGCTTACGTTTCCACCTATAGCGACTGGAAAGGAATCAGTGACTCAACCCGTGCCGACCTTGCTAACGTGATATCTGATTCTATTGGGCGCGGAGTAAACCCGCGCGAGACGGCAGGAATCATTAGCAAGCGGCTTGATGTATCGATGGCGCAGGCCAAGAACATCGCTCAGACCGAGCAGGTTGGAGCGCTACGCAAAGCACAGAGGCTTGAAATTGACTGGACGCGAGAAAGATTGGGGCTAAATACCGCGGTGCTCTGGATGTCAGCACTTAAGCCCACCACGCGCTCGTGGCATGCAGCAAGGCATGGGAAGACTTATACGACTGAAGAATGTGAGGCGTTCTATGCTGAGCGAGGCAATCGCTATCACTGCTATTGCGCCAACATTCCGGTGTTGCTTGATGATGATGGTCAGGTAGTGAATAAAGGCTTGGTTGAAAGTCTGGATAAGGAAAGAAAAGAATGGCAGCATTAATCTCTAATAAATCTAATTATCCACTCGAAACGAGTGAGTTTAAAAAGGGATAAATATGCGCATGCAGACTGCCATGAAAATTATCATACCGGCGTTGGTTATGATGCTCTCTGTAACAGTACGTGCTGAAAACGTGAAGGTCATGAAAGCGCGTTTTGATTTAGGAGACGCTATAACAAAATTAGGCATCTTGACTAACTCTTTTACTGATAAAGGCATGCAGTCACCACTTATAGCTGGAGCCAATGCAGCGCAAGAGGTTTCAACAGCCCTTGATAAGTTTATTGTCTCTGGATTACAAAAAAATGCTACCTGCGAGAGAATTCAAGAGGTAGCTAATAATAAAATAGCTGAGCTTTATAACGACAGAGATGGCGAATTTGGCGCGGCTGCAGGAAAAGCTGCGGGAAGCGTAAAAAGCGCCATGAGAAACTATGTTGAAGTGCAATGCATCAACTTATCGGAATAACGTAATTCTGTGACATATCTTAAAGATCCGCCGCGGCGGATTTTTTTGTTTGTAATCCATCAATGAGGACACAGCATGAAACGCAATCGCGTTAACGTGCTGACCGTCGTCAACTCCGCTTCAAACATCACCACTGAAACCATCGACGGTAAACCACACATCGTGGTTCGCGGCATCACGCCTGTTGTCGACGACATTGTGATGAACCGGAAGTTGTACCCGGCAGCAGAAATCGGAAAGGCATACAACACCCTAGAGCGAAACCCTATGCCGCTTGGTCACCCAAAGGTGGACGGCAAGCACGTCTCAGCTCGGGATGTCCGCGCTGTAAACAACTACCACGTCGGCGCATGGCTACAGAACGTCAGCCATAAAGACGGAAAGGTTGATGGCGATATGTACGTCGACCGCCAGTACGCTGAAAGTAGCGAAAAGGGCAAGCGCCTGGTCAACCGGCTGGATGAGATGGCGTCAGGCAAGAACGCGGAGCCAATCCACATCTCAACGGGATTGCTTTATTCCGGAATTGCCGCGAATGGCGAGTCTAAGGGTAAAAAGTACAACGAAATCGCCACCAACATGATGTTCGACCATGTGGCAGTGCTGCTTGATGAGCCGGGCGCAGGCACTCCGGGAGATGGAGTCGGTATATTCGTAAACGCTGAAGGTGATGAGCAGGAGGTTGAAATTGCCAGTCTCTCAGATGCCGCCGACCTCACCCGTGAAGGCCTATTAAACAAAGCAAAATTCTTTTTCACCAACGCCTCAAATTACTCATTCGACGATATTAACCGAGCCATCAGCGACAAGCTTCGCGAAGGTCGCAGCGAAGATAAATGGACGTGGGCTGAAAGCGTCTGGCCTGACTCATTCATCTACCGAGATGATGCCAGCTATTTCAAACAGAAGTACCTCATCGATGATGACGGCAAGGCCGTATTCGTCGGCGAACCTGTGGAAGTCGTGCGCAAACCTACTGAGTACGAAATTAAAACTAACGGAGAAGATGATCCGATGAAAGACCTAATCGTTAATGCGCTAAAAGCAGCTGGTAAGCCGACTGAAGGCAAATCCGATGCAGAGCTGATGGATGCATACAACCAGATGGCTGCCGAAAAGGCTGCCGGTAAATCCGAATCACCGGAAGAGAAAGCCGCCCGCGAAAAGAAAGAAGCGGACGAGAAGAAAGCGAAAGAAGCCGCCACCAACAGCGAGGAAATGCCAGCCTGGGCGAAGTCGCTCACTGAGCAGGTATCGGCACTAAACAGCCAGTTCACTGCCAACTCTGACAAAGAGAAAGTAGAAAAGCGTGCGGCGGTTAAAGCTAAATTTGGCATGTCTGACATCGCGGTTAACGCGCTGGACGGCGAACCATTGAATGAGCTGTTTGCTCAATGCCAGACAACCATCGGCCTGAACGGCGCATTCCGTCAGACCACTACCAATCAATCAGTCAGCGAAATGCCGGAGTAAATAATGGCTAAAGACGGTAAGCACGTAATCCACGCGGGCGGCATCTTTGCCAATCCGCAACTCCATCGAGAAGGTGCGGCAGCGGCTGATACCAAGGCCGGAACCATTGGCTTTTTCGATAACACCACGAAGAAATTCACCGCATCGGTTGACGGCAATGAAGCGGCAATCCTGTATGTCGCCAACTATGACTATCTGCGTTGCAAAACAGTCGATGACACCATTCTGGCTGGCGAGTGGGTTGTAGCGATGCACCCAACGCCGGGCGTGTTCTTCAACGTACCAGCTGCAACTGGCACCTACACAAAAGGTCAGCCGCTCTCGATCGCCAATGGTCGCGTGAAAGCTGTTGCAACCGACGAGTCTGTCCGCGCTTACGTGGAAGAAGACCGTCCATACACCATCGCGACTGCAGGCGACCTCCTGCGCGTTGTTATTAAGTAAGGAGCAACTGAATGTTTGCATTTTCCGTTAAGAAGGCGACCGAGACCCGGAACCTTGAGGCTAACGCCGCTCAGTTCCAGGAGCTCCAGTTCGCCCGTAATTCCAGCGCTCAGGCAGTCGCTGATTTCATCGCCCGTACACGCGTGCGCGGCGAGGCTGCCAACGCTCCAGTTCTGGATGCTGTTAACGCAGTCGAAGATATTCGTCGCCTGTATAAAGCCTATGACCAGACCGTGCTGGCAGAGTTTGAGCCGAACACAGAGTTCACTCTACTGAACGACCTGATGCCTTTGTCTCGCTCAGTACGCCTGGAAGAGTCCGTGTATGAGTACGCTCGCACTGGCGGCCGTGGTTGGGCGCACACTTCCATGTCTGGACAGATTGGTGCGGCTCTGGATGCCAAGAGCTACACATTTGACGGAACCATGGTTCCCATCCATGACTCCGGATTCAAGTTCAACTGGCGCGACCCGGTGTTCAACAAAGGCTCCGCTCTATCTTCGCTGGCAGATGCGCAGGCTGGCTCTGTGAATGATGTTCGCCGCCAGTACGTTGATTACATCTGGGAGGGATTCCGCGACGCTGCAGGCAACTACATCAACTTCGACGGTAAAACGTGGAAGGGATTGCGCCACGATGAGCGCGTTGCTCAGGTGACACTTACCGTCAACTTCGCTACCAGCACTGACGTAAAAGCCATGCGTGCTGCCGCGATTGCTCTTCGAGACGTAATGAAGCTGCAAAACATGCAGTACGGCCAGCAGACATGGTATGTATCTGCGGAAATTATGTCGAACTGGGAGCAGTATTTCGACGTTAACTCATTGCGCACGGTTCTGGAAGAAATTGCGAAGCTGGCTGGTATCTCAGCAATCAAAGAAGACTCTGAACTGTCCGGAAACGAAATCGTAATCATCCCGCTAGCTGCTGGCGTCATCGCGCCAATCGTAGGTCAGGCATTCGGCACCGTTGCCGACCCTCGTCAGTTCTATAACTCTGACTACATCTGGCGTACCTGGGGTGCTGCTGGCCTGATGGTTAAGCAGGATATCAACGGCCACTTCTCAGTTATCCACGCTTCCAGCTAAGGAAATAAAATGGCACTCGTAAAATTATTAGCAGCAAATATCTTTGCCGGTGCCAGCTTCCAGAAACTGGAGGCTGGTCAGGTTTATGACGTTGATGATTTTGTCGCGGAGAAGTGGATCGCCACTGGTAAAGCTGAGAAAACCAGCGAGAAGAAAGGCGAGAAGCTGACCTTCGAAGTGGCTACCCCATCCGCGCCTGTGATCACTGACAAATCCGTGTTGCAGTCGAAACTGAGTGAGGCTCTGGAGCAGCTGAAAACAGCTCAGGATGCAGTCGAAGCGAAAGACGAAGAGCACGCCGCCGCTCTGGAGCAGCTGAAAACAGCTCACGCAACCGAGATTGCTGCAGCAAATGACCGTGCAGATAAAGCTGAATCAGCGCTGACAGCCGCAACCAAAAAGGACAAGTAACCATGGCAGTGCAGATAACAGCAGCGCAGGTTAAACAGCAGTTATCTGCGCTGGGTTACTCCATCCCGGATTTCATGATTGATGCCTACCTTTGTAAGTTGGGCAGCATAAGCATGTGCCTGGAGGCGGCTGGCTACGATGAATGCGATCTGATGCTGATTCAGGTGTACGCCGTGACGTTGATGGCTATCACTGCCTACAGCCAGCGCATTAAGTCACAGTCAGCGCCTTCAGGGGCGTCGCGTTCATTCGATTATAGCGGCGACGTGAAGACGATGCGCAACACTCTGGCAGCTCTGGATACATCAGGATGCACTGCACTTTTGCCGATCGACGTTGGCACAAGCGTTGGCTTCTTCGATGTGATAGGGGGCTGCTGATGGAATGGCTACCGGCATCAGAACGGCTACCCCGTAAATTCCAGCGCGTCTGGGTGAAAACGGATAGCGGAAAGCAGACGACCGCTTATGTGAACGCTGCGGGAGAGTGGCGCATTAACTGCCCGCGCATTGCTGCGGAAAACCCCACTGTCATTAGCTGGAGGGAGTAAATTGAGCTCACTTGCTTCGTGGAGTTACACAGCGCCATGCACCATCTGGAAACGTGTTGGTAACGACGAGTACGGCGATTCGTTGGGCTGGTCTGCGCCTCTGGTCATCATGGCTGACTATCAGGGTGGTTTATCCAAGAGGCTTGGCGATATTGGCTCAGAGCGAGTAGTAAAAAACACAATCTGGACTGAGTATGCGCTGGCCGAGATGGGTGATTACATCCTTATCGGCGCTTCAGATAACCCTGACCCGATCAATGCTGGCGCTGATGAGGTGATGCAGGCGATACGTTATGCGGACACATTTGAACGTGCCGCAGACGATTTCGCGATACTGACTGGAGTCTGATATGGGCGTGAAAGTAAAAGGCATCAAGCAGGTCACCCGTAACGTTAACAACGCCATCGACAACATTGAAAAAAGAAGGGTAGTCCGCGCCCTGACAAGCGCAATGATTATCGGTGGCGCTCGGGCTGCCCTCTACACACCCATCGACACCTCATACCTGATTAACAGCCAGTTCAGGGAGGTCATTTTCAACGGGGTGCGGATAACCGGTCGCGTTGGATACACGGCTAATTATGCCGCGATAGTCCATGACCCTGAAAAAGTTCAGCGTTTCCGTAGGTCTACGGCTAAGAAAGAGTTTCTGACCAAAGGTTTCGAGGAAGAGCGCAGCACTATTGATGCAGTGGTTTTACGGGAAATGACGCTATGAATCCTCCTATGCACAAGCGGGTGCGGAATATGTTTGTAGATGCCGGGTTGACGGAAAGCTACACAGTTCAGTCACTGATGTGGACGGATACCGGAAATTTATCCGACCGCTTTCTGGTGTTTCGTCCGAATGGCGGCACCGCTGTAGACCGCGATATGGCATCTGAACATTACGTGCTTGTCGACGTAATCACCGCGAAGAAAACTGGCGAGAGTGCCAAGTCCGAAAACGATGTGCAGGCCATTATCGACTATGTTCAGCGCAACCCGCTTAACCCGTGTCTCGGTCAAATATCCAACATGGGCGGCATTCCAACCCCAATAGCAACAGCAGAAGGACGCCTGGTGTGGCGACTTCAATTTTCCTGCCTCTATGGTGGGTAACCAATATCCAATCAAACAAGGTCGCCCGGAGCGGCCTTTTTTATTATCTGAAATGAGGTAAGCAATATGCAAGGCTGCTCCACTAATAACGGCCAGTTAATTGGTCGCGCTAAGACGCTGGAACTGGCGTATGGATGCCCCGACCAGGTTCCGGCAGAAGATGCCTGGAAGCTGATGGGACTGCCAACTTCTGCAACCTGGGATTTAAGCCCTGAATCTTTGGCTTCTGATGCAGATAACGGGGGCTTCTCTGCAACTCAAATTTCTGGACTAGACCCTACTTATTCAATCGAGGGTGAAGTCCGGGTAAAAGATCGCACTGATGAATTTGGCGTTCAGCAGTTCACTAAGTACATCGTAGATGAAATCCGCGCCCGCCGGCAGCCTACCGTATGGATGCGTTTCCAGTGGGGTGACTATTACCATATTGGTTACATGGTTCCATCGGGAGCAAGTGAGGGCGGTGGCGTTAAGGAAATCGTTACATACAGCTTCGAATTTAAGCTTAATGACGGCACCACTTTCCAGATCATCGAGGCGGACTCTGACATCCCTGTTACTGGAGTAACTGCCGCGCCGACTACCAGCACCATCGCAGCCGGTGCCAGCACCACATTTACTGTGACGGTAAATCCTGCTGATGCTGACAATAAAGCGTTCACCGTCTCATCCTCCAATGCTGCGCGTGCAACTGCGGCGGCGGCAGGGAATACAGTGACCGTATCTGCTCCATCTGGCGCAACTGCCGGTACTGCCACTATCACCGTTAAATCAGTAGATGGTGACTTCACAGCAACCCACACTGTGACCGTTACCGCATAATCAAACCAAAGGGTAGCAATGCTGCCCTTGATTTTGCTTATGGGGGATAAATGACACCAGTTAAAGAGATTGGCGAGTGCCTGATTACCGATGGCGAGAAAGAGTATTTCTTCCGTCCATCATTCCTGGCAATGACGCGCATCGGTGAGCCGCAGGAGATTGTGCAAGCTTTTTATGACCTGCATAACGATGAAGTAACGCCTATGTTGCAGAGGGCTGTTGATGCTTATGGTTCAGTTCCTGCGTGGCTGTATCAATACATCAGCAGGCAGCAAATATCGAAACCGGCAATCATGGCTGCCATGACAGTGATGCAAGCCTGCTGCGACAGAGACCTGACAAAGCTCATCGGAGAAATTATTCCAGGCAAGTCCGGTAAGTGGACATTCGTTTATCGTAAAGGATCAATGCCTCCATTCGAAATGGTGCTTATCGCCCAGGCTCTGATTACTCACGGCATTATCGGAAAGGCCAAGGTTCGTCAGCTGCAGCGCAACGAGACAGGACAGGCGACCAAAGAGTTCAACGCCTTTGAGTACATTAGCGCAGCGAGGAATCATTTCGGGATAAGCCGGGATGAGGCTCAGCAGCTCAGTATGACCGAATTCACCATGATGCTGGCCGCTAAGTATCCAGATCAAAAAGGCTACACACGCGAAGAGTACGATAATACCGCTGATGAATACTTTGCGAGAAGGAAGCGCCGCCAGGCTAAAGCAGCATAGCCCACTCAGGCGGGCTTTTTATTAGTTTTCGATGACATAAGCACATCAATTTTATATTCAATTCGCTGTAATTGATCTTCAAAAGATTCCCTTTTAGGTGTATCTGATTGCGCTCTCTTTAACTCGTCGCGTCTTGCATGGAGGGCACTAAGAGCCATTTTTTTTTCATCGACATTTTTCCCATACCTCTCGCTTTGAAAAATATCTGTTTCAAGATAGCTTATCTTAAAAGAAAGTTGGTTAAGCTCTTCATCCCTTTTCTTGATAGCATCAGAATTTATAGCATCTTCAATTATCTGCACGATCTCCGAATTCATTGATCTGCCATTAGTCTTAGCCCTTTCAGCTATAGCATGACGCATACCATCTGGCATGCGTAACATGAATTTATCCTGAGCTGATACTGGCTTATCTGACACGGTATACCTCTAAAGCGATGATAATAATTTACATGATAGGGTAGAGTCATATTGACATCGTGTAAATTGGAGTCATAATGACATCATGATATCAAAGTGACAGTATGGAGAATTTATGGAGTTGATTTATACCCAAACCAAAAGTGAAAAGTTCATGCTTCGCCTGCCAGAGCGGATGAAAGAAGAGATCCGCCGAATAGCAGAGATGGATGGAATTTCAATTAATTCTGCGATTGTGCAGCGCTTGGCTAAAAGCCTGCGTGAGGAAAGAAGTAATGCGTAGTAAAAACGACGAAGCTCCCTTGGCGGCAACCTCAGGAGCTTCTGAATCAACCAACCCCGAAAAGGTAATTGATATGAAGAATACTTTAGCAGAGAAGATCACCGCTTTCACTATCTTTAAGTTCGGTGACAACGAAATCCGCGTTATTGATAAAAATGGTGATCCATGGTTCGTCGCTAAAGACGTGTGCGATGCACTTCAGCTTACAAACTCGCGAAAGGCACTCATCGCATTAGATGAAGATGAGAAGGGTGTAACTTCAAGTTACACCATCAAGGGAAATCAAGAGGTTGCGGTGATTTCTGAGTCTGGAATGTATACATTGGTTCTTCGCTGCCGTGATGCTGTTAATAAAGGTTCAGTGCCTCACGCCTTCCGCAAGTGGGTAACTGCTGAGGTACTTCCGGCTATTCGCAAGCATGGAGGTTATGAGAAACCTAAGGCGATTATCAAAAAGGCCAGCGTTGAAGAACGCACTCCATTGCGCGATGCGGTGAATATGCTGGTAAGCAAAAAGCACATGATGTATCCGGAAGCCTATGCGTTGATTCACAAACAGTTCGAGGTTCGCAGCATTGAGGATTTGACCACAGAGCAGATCCCAGCGGCGGTGCAATTCGTTCATACAGTTATTCTTGAGGGCGAGTTACTCAGCAAAGAAGTGGGTCAACTTAAATTGCCACTTTCATACCCTATGAATTACTACGAGCAGTACAGTTGGATGCGTGGAATTGATGAAAGGTCATTAAGCGCACCATGGCGATACCCGGCTGATATGCTTGTTCCTAACGGCGACAACCCAAATCCACTCGGTAAGATGCTCGGTGAAATGCGTCAGATGGGCTATGAGGTTGAGGCCGCACTGTTCCAGCTTCTCTCTTTGCAGCACCACTTAGAAAAAGTTCGCAATAAGATAAGCTTGATAGAGCGCACAATCCGCTAATACACGCAAACTTTTGCACATCTCAACCCGCTTAACTGCGGGTTTTCTTGCTTCCCATTGCGCCGGTTCACCGTTAGGATTTGGTGACTTGTTACTAATGGGGATAGGGATGTGAAAAAAACAATAATCTTGCTAACCACGCTCGTGATGTTTGGTGCTTCTGCTTCAACGACGTACACAAAAGAACAGCTGAATAGTATGGACGACTCAGGTCAGTATCCTGAGCAAGAATCACCAGTTACAAAAAGTGTTGAATACGTTGATTTTGACACCTGCAAGGACAATGCGAGGGGCGTTTACAACCAAGTTGTTGGAAACTATCCTGCGAAAGAGGTTGTTGACTCAGGGGTACTCTATGTCGTCAAGGTTTGGACAAACGATGGCGCAATATTAGTCTCCTGTTCAGAGCCTGATGGTAAGAAGGTTGTCACTCAGTCAGCTTATAAATAAGGAGTGACTAGTGAAAAGAATAGTTTTTTTGCTCTCTATTCTGATGATCGTCACCGCGTGTGATAATAAATCCAAGGCACCATTTGGGATGGTTTGGGGGTCGAGTATATATAAGTTCCCTAAGGAAGGGCTTATGACCTTTAATTTAGTCCCACTTTCTGATACTGAAGACATGATTTATGTTACCACCGTACCCAAAGACGGTTTGGGTGATGGGGGATACAGGTTTATTTATAAAAATAAAAAACTCAATCGCATTGAGTTCAATACTTATGATGAAACAAGCGATCTAACAGGTGAAAAGGCAAAGATAAAATATGAGGCCTTAAAATCCAATTTAGCAGAACGGTACGGTAAGCCTAGCAAGGTTGATGAACATGTTTACTCTGATGATTTCAGATTTATCCCCTGCATAACCAATCAGAATTGCGGTAGATGGGAATCTATCTTTATAGAAGGTTCAACGATTGCCAAGATCTCTATCGAAATGGGGCTGACTGAAGAGGGGTACAAAAAAACTAGTGAATCTTCAATGGTAAAGGTTGAATTCACACCAAAGTGATTTAACCCGAATTATTCATCAGCAAAAACCTCGATATTTCGGGGTTTTTTTATGCCCGGAGAAAAGCAAATGGCAGGAGTTGTTAACGCAGGCAGTATCATTTATGAAGTGGATATGGACACAGCCCGCCTGCTTGCCGCACGCCGGGAAGTAGATGCAGCACTTAATGGATTGGGTGGCAGCATGGGGCGCTTAGAGGCCAGCGTCAACCGTACCGAGCGGGCTGTAGGCTCAATGGAACGCACAATGTCCAGCCTCAGCGGCGTGGCTAAAGGAATAATGGCAGCTCTTTCTGTACAGCAGGTAACTCAGTACGGCAATGAGTGGGTAAACGTTAACAACAAGCTGGCTAACTCAGTTAGAGCTAATGAGCAACTGGCAGAAGTAACGCAGCGCGTTTTCGATATTTCTCAGAATACAATGAGCAGCCTTGGCGCTACCGCCACGCTGTATGGTCGCCTTGAGCGTGCTACGCGAAGCGCCGGCACAAGCACCAAAGACCTAATCACCCTGACCGAAACCATCAACAAAGGTTTAGCTGTTTCTGGGGCAACGACCGAAGAAGCTAGCTCAACCATGACGCAGCTTTCTCAGGCGCTCGCTTCCGGCGTTCTGCGAGGTGAAGAATTTAACTCTATTTCCGAGAATGGCAGCCGCCTTGCTGTGGCGCTGGCTGATTCTCTTGGTGTGACCATCGGGCAGCTTCGCAAGATGGCTGCTGAAGGTAAGCTGACGACTGAGGTTGTGGTGAATGGGCTGCTAAAGCAGAGCGCCCCGATCGCCAAAGAGTTTGCCAATACCGTTACCACGATGGGGCAAGCTTTTACGATCGCCACTAACAACATCACCAAGTTCGTCGGTGAGAACTCAAGCGTATCAACCACGATTCGCGTCTTTAACGAGGGAGTTATTTCCCTCAGTCAGAACCTTGAGGTAGTAGCCAATGCGATCGGTGTTGCTGCTGTGATATTTGGTGGTCGTTTTGCCGGAGCATTGGCTCTGGCAACAAAATCACGCATTGACGACTCATTGGCTGCCAAAGCACAGACAGCTGCTACCGCGCAATCAGCAGCTGCTACGGCCAACGCTGCTCGGGTAACGGCACTGAAAGCGGGTCTCGATAAAGAGCAGGCAATATCTAATCTTGCCTTGGCGCAGACAGAATATAATGTTGCCAGAGGAACGGCCGCCGAGTCGTTCGCGCTAGAAAACCTGATCGCCGTTAAATCTTTAGCTATTCAGCGATCAGCGGCATATGCGGAAGCGCAACTGGCCGAGGCGGCAGCAACAAGAACAGCGGCGGCGGCTTCTGCTGCTGCAACTACCACTATTGGAGGCTTGGCTAAAAACGCCCTAGCTTTGATTGGTGGACCAGCAGGGTTAGCTGTTATAGCAGCTGCGGGCATCTTCTATTTTTACCAGAAAATGCAGCAGGCACGTCAGGAGAGCATAGATTTCGCTGACAAGCTTGATGGAGTCATCGCCAAAATGAAGAGCATGAGTCAGATTCAGCTTGCCGCTGAAATTGACAACGCTACCAAATCCATCAAAGCGCAGGCAGATGCGATCAAGGATAACGAGTCCAGCCTTGAATCCAACGAACTGCAGCAGTATCGCCTTCGCCGCACGCTTAGCTTTCTTAAGGAAGGAAGCCTGCTGTATAGGGTGACTCTCTCCGAACTTTCAGATGCCCAGAGTGAGCATACGCAGCTGCTGGCGCAGAACGAGACAGCTCAAAACAAGCTCAGCCAGACGGTAAGCAAGACAGGAATCCTCCGTGCGCAAATGAATGGAACTTTTGCACAGGGTATCGATTTACTGAAGCGGGATGGAGATCAGGCTGGAGTGGCAGCTGGCCTCATGAAGCAACTTGGTAACGCTATTAGCTTCGCCTCGCAGCAGAAAGACAAATTCAACACGTCCAGCATTAAGGTCGAACGCCCACAAAATATTCAGGATTATCTTGATAATCAAGCGCAACAAGTCGCGCTACAGAGTGAGCTTAATGACAGGAAAAGGGCGCAACTTAAAGCAGAGCAAGATATAAGGAATCTTGCCGGGAAAGACAGTGCTGATGGTGCGAGTAAGGAGCGGCTTGAGCAGGATGTGTTGCTTGCCCGGCAAAGAGCTGGTGCTGAATTTGATGCAACAAAGGCAATTCAGGAACAAAAAAAATCCACCAAAGAAAATGTTGCTGAAGGGAAGAAGGCGGAAACGCAGGCTGAATCAATTGCACAGAAACTTGCAAATCTGAAGCAGCAATCAGAGCTAGCAGGAGAATCAACGCGAGAACTAAGCCGGGAGCAGGCCATCCTCACGGCGCAGCAGTCTCTTGGTAGCGCCGCAACTCATGCTGACATCAAGCTTGCTGGCCAGTACGCAGCCGCCAAATGGGATACAGGTAATGCTATCCGCGCTCAGGCGGCTGCAGAGAAACTCCTGCCAGAAAGCAGAGAAAATTCCAGCTACAGCCAGGATGTTAAGGATCTAAATGCTGCGCTTGCTTCGAAGAAAATCAGTCAAGAGCAATACAACGCCACTTCTGAGCAGCTTGAGCAGCAGCACCAAGCTAATCTTGCGAAAATCCGCGCCGACCAGGCTGTAACAGCACAGCAAGAAGCCGTCGCTACAGTCGATCCCGTTCAGGCATTAGCGAATGAAAATGCCCGGAAACTTTCACTTATCCAGCAGTTTGAGCAGAGCAAAACCATTACTGAGCAGCAGGGTCTGGCGCTGAGAAATGCTCTAAACACTCAGTATGAACAGCAGAGAACCGCTGCAATGTGGCAGATGTTCCGTGATCAGAATGTTGGTAATGAGGCGCTGGCAGCAACTTTTGATTCTCTTGCTGGCAATGCCTCTAACGCATTCACCGGTATTTTGACGGGAAGCATGGATGCAGGAGAGGCGGTTCACTCACTTGCCAGTAACGCACTGAATAGCCTGATTAACTCTTTTGTCCAGATGGGTGCAGAGTGGGTTAAGTCTGCAGTCATGGGTTCTACCGCTCAAATATCAGCTACCGCAGCTACCACAGCGGCCTCAGTGGCGGGTACAGCAACAACTACCGCAGCTAGCACGACGGCAGCAGCAGCAACCACAGCGGCGTGGACGCCAGCAGCAATTGTTGCCTCGATAGGTTCATTTGGTGGTGCGGCAGCAATAGGTATCGGCGCTGTCATCGCTGCAATGGCTCTGTCGGGTGGGCTGGCAGGCAAGCGCAAAAACGGTGGTCCTGTATCAGCTGGCTCTATGTACCAGGTAGGCGAGGGCGGCATGCCTGAAATCTATCAGGCCAGCAGCGGCAAGCAGTTCATGATACCGGGCGATAATGGACGCGTGATAAGCAATAAGGATATGCAGGGCGGCAACGCGCCAGTTCAGGTATCAATTCAGTTCAATGACTATTCGTCTGGAAGCCACACATTTGATGCGCAGGCTACCCAGAACGGGAATGCTCTGACTGTTCAGGCTTTCATTATGGATATGGATCAGGGTGGACAAATGAGTCAGGCCATCGCTTCAAACCATTCAGCACCCCGCAGGGCAAGAGGTTAACTATGGCGATTGATTACCCGGAAGGGCTGCCACTTGCTCAGAAGTCGAATAAGAATCCGACGACAGATACCGGTTTCCGAACTGACCAGCCGCAAGTTGGTGCTCCAATCTATCAAAAGCTCACTGACGACCTGAAAACCACGTTTAACCTGACGTGGATATTCACTCAGGAGCAGCACCGGCGCTTTTACCAGTGGCTACGAAGTCCGAACTATCTCGATAACGCTAATGAGTGGTTCAACATGCGGCTTTATACGGGTATGGGTGAGACCGGAATTGAAGAGCAGGAATTACACTTTACAGCCTACCCCACATGGAGCCAGAACGGCTCCATTTTTACATGGACAGGCGCGGTTATCTGTCGGCAGCTTAAAAGCTCTGATGACCAGTTCGATGACGTCATTGTTGAACTTCCGTCACCATGGGGCAGCTGGCTTGATGAGGTTGTCACAGAAATTATCCCCAGGGTTTAACAGATGCCGACTTTCAGAGAAATAAAAAGCCAGCGACCGAATCGGATACTGTACGACACAATGACATTCAGCAGTCCTGCTTTTGGTGTCATCCGGCTTGTGAATAAGCAGATTTACCCGAAGACATTCGCAGGACAGATTTACACGCCATGCAGGATGGAGGTTGTCGAAAGCCAGCAGAGCAGTACGCCGGTAATTAACAGCACGGTTAAGTTCAGCAGGATGGCTCAGGACTTCAAGCAGAAGCTGAAACAATGGAAATCTTATGGCCGGCTGACGCCTATCTCAGCAACGTACCAGAGATTTGACTCCTCTGACATGAACACACCTCTGAAGCCATGGACGCTTTATGTCTCTGATGTGTCGATGGATGCGAATGACGTGACATGCTCGTTGACAATGAAAAACCCTCTGAACAACAACGTCGGCCGCCTCTATAACATCGAAGAATTCCCAGGGCTACAAAATGCTTAAACACGAATTTCTTGAAAGGGTGGAAGGTATGCCCTGGCGTAATCGCGCCTGTAGTTTTGAAGGTGCGGATTGCTGGGGTCTCATAGTGCTTTATTACCGGCATGTGCTGAAAATCGAGTTACATGATGTGCCTGGTTACGAAGCGGAAAGTGACTTTGCCACCTGTTTCTTCAGTGAAATTCTGTTCTGGAAACGAGGTGAAGTCTTCGCTGAAAACGACATGTTCGTAGCCTACTACGGAGCGCAGCCGGTGCATGTCGGGCTGGTAGTTGATGGTCGCGCACTTCATAGCCGCGGTGAAAACGGCCACATACGTTCCGATCACATCCGTACTATTCAGAAACTATTCACCAGAGTGGAATTTTACTCCTATGCCGATTATCGAGATTCAGCGGGTTCCCGGCCTGCCGAAAGAGCGTGTAAAAGTACCAGCGGGAGTGATATTCAGCGACTGGCTGGCTGATTCTTCACTACACGCAGAGCTGCGCGTCAATATAAACGGCAGAGAACTACAGGATGATGATGAGGTCGGTTTTCCGATAAATGAAAGTGATCGCATCGTTATCTTTGACCAGCCCAAAAGCGGTGGCCTTGTTGGTACTCTTCTGAACCCATTCGAGCACCTCAACCCCATAAAATTCGTTCAGAAAGTGATGAACGGGTTGATTAAACAGCCTAACGCGAACGTTGCCAGCAGTAACAGCAAGACTTCCCCGAACAACAGCCTGAAAGGGCAAACCAACATTGCACGAAATGGTGAGGCCAGGCCGGATAACTTCGGTCTTGTTCGGTCATATCCTGACTTGATTCAGCAATCTATTTTCGAATACATCAATAATAACAAGAAAGTAACTGAGTGGATGAATTTCGGCCTTGGGCGCTATGAGGTCAGTTCTATCCGCTACTCCGAGTCTAACCTCGGGGCGCTGGCGGGTGCGTCGTATGCTATTTATCAGCCAGGTGAGGTAATCCCGCAAATCGATGAGGGATTCACTTTTGATGACATCGACGGGCAGGCATTGCCTGGACCGAACGAAAGCGAGGATTTTCCGGCAGAAACTGCCACGACTAATAACGTCACTTCGGGGAGCTTCCTGGCGGGGCAGGCGAAGGTAACCATCCCACAAAATAATGACTTCAACTACTTCTTTGACCTGTCAAAACCGCACTCTGTTTCTTTTGTTGTTAACGTCACTTACAGCACTGTAGATGGTCCGGTCACAAGGGACATCACAATCTACGGCGACTTAATCAACGCAACGCAAACCGATGATGGAGCGGTGATAGACCCGAATTATTTCTATAATTTCACGTTCGGAAATCTGAGCGGACAGGACTATAACGACACCCCTGCTAACGCCATAATCAATACAACTCTGTTCACCATTAACGACAATGAACCTTTAACTGTTGGTCCATTCTTCTCGCCAGTAGAGGGATCGGAGTTGTGGGTGCATCTGCAAAGCCAGCTTGGCGATGGTGATTATGCCATTGCTGAAATCACTTTCTGGAAGGTGGATGAAGATAACGTTCAGATACCTGGAACGACCGAGACGTTTACAAAGAGGCAGGAGAACTACACCGGACTCAGTGACACGATGTACGGCACCTTTAAGTTCACGCCAGCCGCAGGAGCCGGAAGATACGCAGTCGAACTTACCCGCACAAACGCGAGCAACGATCACTCCACAATGAAAGTGGAAATGATTCACACCGTGCGAAAAAGAACGAATGTCACTTATCCAAATGACACCATTGTCACTATTACCGCGCAGGCAACGGAGCAGGCGACAAGCTCACGCGACAGGAAATATAACGCTTTGATAAACCGCCATGTCATCAGTTATGACATGGCGACTCAGGCGGTGGATTATACGCTTCGTCCATCGCGAAAATTTGCAGACATTGCCTTGTTTAACTGGCTTGTTGTTGGTGGTGAAGCGGAAAACACAATCGACATTTATGGTCTTTATCAGATTCAGGCTGCAATAGACTCCCGCGATGTTCGGCTTGGTTACTGTGATTACACATTTGACGATGAGGACATATCACTGGGGTCGCGGATGGAGACAATCTGTGACGCTGCCAGCGTAAGTGTCTTTTGGGATGACGGCGTTTTATCATTCACTCTCGATGAAAAGCGCACCAAGCCTGTGACGGTATTCAACCGTTCAAACACGAAAGCCGATGGCTATTCGCTCAGCTACGAAATGACACTGCCTGGCGGGTATGACGGCGTTGAGGTTCAGTATCGAAACCCCAATACAAACAAGCAGGACTACATCCGGTATCGCGTCAGGAACGGAGCAATTGAACTCGGGCAGCCAGTAAAGGCCAAAAAGTTCGAGATGATGTATATCCGCGATACGTTTGCGGCAGATTATCGGGCGCAGAAAGAGTGTCGGAGGCTCATATACTCGCGAATGAGTAGCGCAATAACAGCGCTGGCCGACGGAGAGTGGGTTAACGTTGGTGATATGGTGCAGATACCGGACACATACGATACCAACCAGCAGGCTGGCTACATCGTGTCGCGAAATGGAAATAACTTTGAAACCAACGAACGTATTAAGTTCGCTGGTTCAATGTTTGTGGTGGTAACGGATAGCTTAGGCAACACGACAGCGAGATATGCTGCAACCCCGCGCACAGATACGGAATTCGGATTTACAGCTGCAATCCCTGGCATATCGCTAAATATCTATGACGGTTTCAATACACAGTCACCTTCGAGATATGTGATCGCAACGACTGAAGAGCTTGACGCTACTCTGTGGGTTATTAGTGAGAAACAACCAAGCAGTGACGGCACCACGGCGTTAAGCCTCGCAGAGTACAGCAACCTCATTTACCCCTGAACACCAGTTATCCACCACAAGCCAGCCTTGCGCTGGCTTTTTTATTGGAAAAATTATGGCGACCACACCAACAAACAAGCCGGTTCCTAGTGAAGACCCTCGCGACCTGAAATTCAACGCAGGTAAAATGGATGAAGCTGTTAACTCAACTTCCTTGAGTTACACAGATCGCCTTGGAAAGCAAAGAAAGACATGGTCAGGAATTGAGGCGGATACTGCATCAAAGCTTTCAGAGATTGATAATATTATCACTTCTCTCGATACGGCGAGTTTTACATTCAACTCAATTGCAGAAGGTATTGCCGGGACAACGAACGGTCAATATTTCCGCGTGCCACAAGGGGTAAGTAATAAAACATCGTTCATTTATTATCGCAATAACAACGGATCTGCTACTCCCGTAGCAAATCTAGTTGGAATGGAAGCGGTAAAGAATTTACTGCCTCTGAATGACTCAACGGTATTCTCATCAGGTGAAGTAGGAAGTGAGTTTGAATTGAACAGCAAACCATGGGTAGTAACAGATGAAGATGGTTATATTCTTTTTGATGTTGAAGAATATATAAATGAAAAGCTCAAGGATATGGAGAGGTCTAACGTAAAACTTCTCACCGATACGACTGAAATATCATCAGGTGGAGATGAGTTTGAACTCAATCCTAAAGTATGGGTGGTCTATGATGATGAGTATAATATCATATTTGATGCTGGTGATTATAATGAACGCTCCAGGGGCTGGGATGAGGCTTACGAGAAAAGTAAAAATGTAGAACCGCAAAAGACAAACCCTTTGGCACCGTTCACTCAGATTGACACTTCTGGTAAATCTCAGGTTCGTGTGATTAATACTGATAACAACAAAGAGACTGCCGTTACAAATGGATCGAGCAATGAGACTGATGTCAGGCCGGACGCTTTAGACAGAATAGTGTGGCGGTCAGACAGAGCTGATAACGCGCCGGGCGGTCTATTCTATGCTGCATATCCAGACTTCAGGGAACATTCATATATTGCACGATCAAAGATTGCAGGCTGGGGACACAGCTTTATGGATAATGCTGCGTTTTTGAATAAGCTTGCAGCGCTGACCGGTCTTACTACCTATAATTTCGGCAAGTCATCTATGAGAAGCACCGGGATTGCAGCCCGACAAGGTGGAGATCCGACATTCTACATGCCAGTTGGGGGAGTAATTCCAGCATCAGGCACCGTTAACCTGACGCCGAACGTCGCAGGTCCAGCGGCTAACTTTGGAAATACGGCATTGTCAGTGCCACCATCCGTTCTTGCTGGCGTTGAAGGAACCTTCACATGGGATGGCTCACAAGCCAGCTTCACACGAACAACATCTGGCGCTGCGGTAAACGTACCTGAGCCGGTAGCTCTTTATGTCAGGCCTTTCACGACGCGGGGCGTAACGAACAGTTCAGCCGGAGATGTGGAAGTTCCATTAAACGATGAGTTTATAAATATTTTTTGGCTCGGTCGTAACAATATTAATCAGACTGAAACCATTATTAAAAATGCAATCGGGATGGTTAATTACCTTAAGAATATCGGGAAAAGGGTGGTGATATTGCCTGATTTCAATTCCGGCCTTGAGCCTGCGGGCTCCACTGGATATGTTCAGATGTCAGCACTGAACGCTGCATTAAAATCTGAGTTTCCCGAGTTTTACTGTGAAATAAGCGGCGTAGATTTAAGAGCTAATTTTATCGCGCACGGAAATCCAGCATATGAAAATGACGCCACACTGATGGCGCAGGATGCAACGCCAACAACCTTGAGATATGACTATCTCCACCCTGCACAGACATTAACCGCAGGGGCTTCTGGTGTTTCTCTTGCGCCGGAATATGCTTTGGGGGTAGGCGCTGAAATTAACGCGGAATTTGTATATAACTTCATGAAACTAAAAGGTTGGGTGCTCTGATGGCTGGAAGATTTGAAAGACTTATCGGTGTTAAAAAGAATACCGGAAAAAAACTTTATCGCGAAGAGTCTATTAATCTCGGTACGAGGGCGCTCTTTGATATGCAACCGACATGGTCAGGAGGCGGTAAAAATCTGATTGCCGGTTCAGCGATTAAGACGTTAACCTGGAACACAGCGGAAGGAACTTTTAACAAAGCTAAAAATTACAGCAATGGCGGGATGGTTTATGCGGGTATTTCCACAGATTATTTCGAACTGCCATCAGTTGCTGTTCCAGACCCCGCCGATAAACACTGGCTGTTCACCGCATGGCTGAAAATCACAGACCCAGGTTCATCCGGATTTAATAACCAGACGCTTAACATTGGAGTAACAGGTAACAATATCGCTGCTGGTACGGTATTAGGCATTATTCAGACTGTAACATCCGGCGCTGTCTCACAAGTACAGATGAGGGTCAACGCTGTCTCTTATGTTCCCGGCTCAACAATGTTCCCTTTGTATGATGGGGCGGTTCATCAGCTTGCAATTGAATATGAGCGTAACGATGCCGGCACTCAGCAAAGAGTCATTGTTTACATTGATAAAGTGGCGGTGTTTAACTCAGGGTGGGGGAATGTAGCATCAACCGCTCCTGTCGCCGCCGTGCAAAGAATTGTGGGGACATCTGGCACATTCAGCAAAGCATGGGGCGGCAGCCTGTACCGAGTGAGAATGGATGATCTTGTTGGCACAGGCCTAACTCCTGCTGATATTCTCAGTGCGGATTATTCGGAAAGCAAACACCGATTCAGCTAGATAAAGTTCACAGCCCGGCTCAGGCCGGGCAATCCCACCTAAATTCCCCCGTATCTCAACCTCATAGCAAAACCTCTACCTTAGTCGCTTGATCACTCCCATCGATCAATAATACTGTATACGCATACAGTAATTATCAGGCTAACAAATCATGGCAAGACGATACGAAATCGACGCGGCGTTTCAACAGGCCGTCAAAATCAACCCGCGCACCGGGCGGACGGTCACCACCAGAGACTTTACGACAGAGCTGGCGAAAGTGAACTGGCACTGGACGCTCGCGGAGGCCAATCGCTGGATAGAGCACCATGTCGACCAATTCAAGGACATCTCCACCCAGGAAGGTGATGACAGGACATTCATGCTGTTTAACCCGAACGTGAGGTAACTATGGGATTTCCATCACCGGCTAACGATTACATAGAGAAACGCCTGACGATTGACGACTTCGTTGTACCGAACCCGGCCTCAACGATGATTTGTGATGTGGGGGATCGGATACTGGTTATTGACCGCAGCGTGCCACCGAAAAGCGGCAGCATGATTTATTACGATTTGTTTGGTGAGTGCGGAGTAGGAAAGCTGATGGGAAAGAGCCTGGTCACTCCTGATGGAGAAGCGTATGAAGGCTCTGTGCTTGAAGAGATGGAGGTAGTAGGCGTGGTGACAGCGGAGATTCTGAAAATTCACGAACCGGAAAGGCCGATTATCTGAGCATGGGGCATGTATGGGGCAAAAAATTACCGCAAAGCAACTTAAAGCACCACGAATGCTTTTGCTGACTTGCGGTAATGCATTGCTTTAAACCCGATTCTCACTTAACGCAACGCACTTGCAAAAAATGGATGTGCGTATCATGCATATAAGTGATGGCTCATGTAACTGATTGAAGTCTATTATTTAATTACTCACCCTGTACTGCAGTGGGGCATCAGTGGGGCATTCCCTCCTAAATTAGCGTTCAAAATCGCAACCTGATCATTATTTTTATCACTCATCCATTTTCCGTATACGTTGAAAATCATCTGTGCTGAAGCATGACCCATCTGCTCCGCAACAAACAGAGGGTTCGCGCCAGCGGAAAGCGCCCAGCACGCATAAGTATGGCGCGATTCATAAGGCTTCCGGTATCTTATTCCCGCGCGGCGCACCAGAGCCTTCCAGGTATTCCACAACGACCCTTTCTGATACCAGTCACCCGCCGTGCTTGCGCCCGGTGATAGCTTTGGCTGGAAAACGAACGTGCACAAATCTCTACGGATTTTCCCCTTTTCCCTGAGGTGAACCTCAATTTCATGCTGCTTTCCCATTCGTGTGGTCAGCATCTGATTTTTCAGCGCTTCAATGGCGGGCTTGGTCAGGTGTATGGTTCTCACTCCAGCCTCAGTTTTAGGCGGGGTGAAGTGGTCAGCAACCGACAGGTTTCGTGTTACCTTCAGCGTCCATGCCGTTGTGTCGATATCTTCCCACGCGAGAGATATGATCTCCCCGTGCCTCATTCCTGTGTATAAGGCCAGCGTCCAGATGTTTTTTATCTGAACATGGCATTCTACCTGCATGAGTCTTGTATATTCCTCATGTGTTATCGGGTCAGGTTCCGGCCTGGACTTTTTCATCGGCTTAACGCTTGCAGCCGGGTTGGTTGGGATATATCCATTGCTTTGTGCGAAAGAGAGCATTTCATTCAGGCAGGCAATACTGAAATTAACCGTCGGTACTGCTCTGCCTTTCTTTGGAGCGCGTGGCGTTTGATCTTCCCTTTGCTTGTGATAACCGGTCAGTAATTCCATTCTGCAATTCAGAACCGTTTCATTATTAATTCTTGAAACGAGCGTTTTGTCACCGATAATTATCCGCATGACATTCATGGATGAAACATACCTGGTGTGTGCGTTAATGGTCAGCGTCAGCGATTTTAGTCTGAGCCACTTATCCGCCAGCTCACCAAAGGATAGATTAGCTTGTGATATGCCAAACCTATCAAGGTTAACTGACTGAGGGAACCTCCTTGAATAATCGAATGTGCCTGTTTTTACTTCGTAGCAGACGGATGACCTGAGTTCTCCAGCCATCTTCCTGTTTTTTGGTGTGTCGGGAACCCCAAGGGATTCCCTGACACGAACTCCCTGGTAGATGAACCACACGCGCAGATTGCCGCCATGGTTCTCCACCCCGGTAGGATAGCCAGCCATATATGATTCTCATCTGATAAGGGGAAGGGTATTTAAGCAGATTTTGCACGCGGCAGAGCAGGTGGTTGATTTTCTATCCATTTTTCGACGGCTCTCAGTCGGTAAAAACAAGCGCTGTTATCCTTTGGCTCACCATCAGCAGAGACATGCTTGTACTCTCTACCCTCCATCCAGCACTTCTCCCTTGCTGTTTTTATTGTGTTCTTCTTCATTCCGGTGAGCGTCATCAGTAGAGACTCTGAGACCCACTCACTCGGGACGAGCTGGATTACATTTTCCATATTGACCTCTGTTTATCGTCTGGCGAATAAGCCGGTGATGATGATTACGAATGCTATTGCGATGAGAAGGTGGGGAAGGGTGATTACAATATGCCAGCTCGATACTCTACTTCTATTGGGTGCTCCTTACTGGCAACCTCTATAGCACCAGCTAACAACTTACAGTTCATCTTTCCGATGATGCTATCAGGATGGATGTCAACCCCCTTTAGAGGTGCTAACTTGGAGTTTTCTCGCTCAATCAGGTCAGCACGCTTTGCATCAACAAGGCTGATCACCTCATCGAAATGTTCAGAGCAAGAGAAAAAACCTCTATAATCATAAGCATCAAATTCATCTATATATCTTTTACAGCGACAACACCTGTATTCACTCATAATCTCTCCTTCAGAACGCCATTCAACACGCCAATCTGCCACAGCAAATCGACCAGCCTGTATGCCGGTTTAATTCGCTTATAGTGAGCCTGAATGATTGGTCTGCTGATGTCGTCGCGGTTAACTTTGGGGTTGGCCTTGATGGCCGATGTGATTTCCTGATTGCACTGCTTTGCTACTGCGCGGAGGGCATTACTCTGTTCTGGCGTCATGCTCCTTCACTCCATTACGCAACTCTCCGCTGGCTAATAGCCCACATTTCGCGCTGATGGTCAGCGCAGCACTCCGGGCAACAATAGCTGGTGCCGGGCTGAGACGGCTCGCCGCAGTCTCCATTCAAACAAACAGGCGAGGGCGGCTGTACTGGCTTCTTATTCCTGAGTGCAATCTCTATTTGCAGTTCTGCGAGTGCTGCTGCTTCATCAACTGGATCGGCATAGTTCATAGGTAACTCCAGAATTTAGGCGAAAAAAACCGCACTCGGCGGTATTTATTCGGTGATGGTGGTTAGTGTGCTAATAGATAATTATGTATGCGATGAGAGACCAGAGAAGGCCGCTGGCGGTGAATGCTGTGAGCCATGAGATACGTTTAGTCAAGCTCACCTCCTGGAGTAGGTGCTACCGCCACCATGGTTCTGTATGCTGATGGGTGATATATGCCGTGATGAGCCCATGACGCGTTCAGCATGTCGGGCGTAGCCTCTATCGGCACCAGTTTCCAGCCATCTGGCACTGCTGGTTTATCCTGTAGCGATGCAAGGGCTATATTCGCTAGGGCATAAATGTCTTTACTTTTCACTGTGCTCAGAGCGAGTGGGTACATGACTTCACCCCGTGGTGTCACCATTTTATCGGACGAGGTTATGCGTTTTGCCACGTCAATCAGAGCCAGGCGCTCTTGCTCTGTCATGATTTAACCCCCAGCCCAGCGGCGCGGATAGCTTTAGCGCAGGCATCAATTGCGTTATTCCAGCAATCATCCTCGCCATCACGATCCCAGCCGATGTTCTTTTTAGGCAACTCAATCACCGTCAGCGGCTTGGCACCCAGCGCTTTGGCGTCTCTCAATGCCTGGTTGTAGTAAGCAGCATTTGCCGAGCTTACGCGCCCACCTTTGTATAACCAGTAACCATCAGCATCATCACGGACAATCTCAGGCGGCAGCACTGCCGGTGCCGGATGGGTGTAGAGAGTGCGTACAGTGGCACGTTCCTCGCTTAACTCTCGGTATTTTTGGTCGCTGACATCCATCCAGTGCTCACCGGCAATATTCAATTGCTTTACCGGCTGCTGGTCACCCTTAATCGCGGCAAGTTCGGCTTCGAGAGCTGACTTTTCGTTGATAAGGCGAACGCATTCAGAGTTACGCTGATCAATGACAGCGCTCTGTTCAGCAATGCGAGCCTCTGCTGCTTCCACAGTAACTGGGACAAGATTAACGAATTCGAGCAGTTGAAGCATTTCGGCTTCCGCTAATATCATCTTTCCTGTTCGCGGGTGAGTGCTGCCGGCCATCATTCCCCAGATGCCCGGTTCCATCTCTTTCAGTTTGGCTAATTCGTTGTTCACGGCTGCATCTCCACGGAACGTAACTTGTTTGCATAATCGCGAGCCATCTCGGAAATCCGACTGTATGGGGTTGGTCTTTGCCAGTCATCGGCAAACTTATCCACTCCACGTGCTTCAATCTCACGGATAGCGGCATCGGTGGCTGGGGTTTCAGTGTTGTAAAGCGCATCGTTCATAATCATCGCAGCAACACCTGCCTGACCTGCATCAGTTACGCTGACATGCTCAAGTGTCACTGACATAGCATGCTTCAACGCAATATTCTCCGCCGCCAGCGCTTCAACCTGCTTCTTCAATTGGTCAATCTGCATATCCCGAAAGCCGAGTTCAGCAGCGACATCCCCTTTGCTATGCAGGGATTCACTGGTCATAGCACTGACGTGCTGGGAATAGTAGCCACCATCAATATCAAGCTGCATGGCATCGCGCTCTGCGTAAAAATTATCTGTCATCTCATAGCTCCGTTATCCATAATCCAGCCTTTATCAATCGCGCCCGACGCTGTGCGGCCAGAATGTTTTTCTGGCGCTGTTCTTCGCCCGCCTCAGCAAATGATTTCCAGCTGACGACAATGGTTTTCTGAGGGGTAACTTTAGGCGCGATGCGTTTGGGGCTGGAGGTGAGGGTGTAGGTTCGGTCGCGATTCCCTTCGCTGTCGGTAGTCCATTCACTGGCGGTTATTGTTGCTACTTTGGTTCGCCTGATTTCAGGGCTGATGATGTGGTTGAATTCCCGAAGTGACATTTTAAGTATTGAGGCCAGTTCCGAGCCGGTCATTGGCCTCTTGCTTAACTGGTAGGTTACTTTTTCCTTAAAGCCATCATTCGGGCAGCCACGACCGCGGCGATACATGGCAATCTTTTTCATTCATTTTTTTCCAATTGACCGCTCTTAACGAATTGCGATATAGGGCTGACCCGGCTCAACTGTTACACCTTCCAGCGACACTCCATCAGCAATGGCTTGATCAATTTTTTTCTGGTCAGCAGATACCACCACTTTGACGCTCTTAAACTCATCAGGTAGGGCGTCGATGTTTATTACCAATTTATCTTTGCCATTCCGAAGTGAAACTGTATTGAATACGGTCTTGATAGATTTCCTATTGGCGGCCTGCACGCACATCAGCAGGTATCGACGTATCCCCTCAGCTTTGTTTTCCCACATTTTTTGCCTGACATGGAGAGACTGAGACTTATCTTTGCATTGCTGAGCGTTTCCTTTAAAGTCGCCTATAAGAGCGCACATCGCGTCAATTTTATCGGTAAGCTCCATCTCAACACCTTCCAGCGTGTCAGCGAGCTCCTCCTCGGTCATATCTTCACTTTCGATCAGCGCCTGCATTTCAGCCAAACGCTTAGCAGCATCAAGAGTTTGCGCCATATGTTGCCTCCGCTCTCTGCTGTTTAGCAGCCTTCATTTCTGCGAGTTCTGCAATGCGCCTTTCAGTAACTTGAACTACCCTTGCCCCCAGAGCATTAAGCTTTCCCGCCTTCTCAACATCGTTACCAAAAACACGTAAGTTAGTGTTGATTTCCAGCAGCACTTTTTTGCTTACAGATTGCGCCTCGGTCTTAGTGACCGAAGTGGCGATAGTTGCTGCGTTGCTGCTTATTTTTGTAACGAAGTCATCAAATACTTTCTGCTTATCTTCAATTGCCTTCATTTCATTCTGTGCGCCAAATGTGGCTCTGGTTTCCTCCACATAAGACGAGATGTCATAAAGACCCAGGAATATATCTGCGGAGAATCCTAATCCGCTGAGCGCTTTCTTCATTGCGTCAGTCAGTGACTTTTTGGGAGCCTCGCCGTCATTCATAAATCCATTTTTTGTCTTGTACAGGAACGGGGTGCATCCATACGCCTCTATCTCTCCACGCTTATCTTCATGTAAATACCACAATTTAATGCGGACAACGTGATCGAGAGAACACAGGTAGCCACCGGAGCCATCTGGTATAATTGCCTGCATTGGCTGCCCTGATGCATCCTTAACGGACTGCATGAATGGCTGCCCTCGGTCATATCGTTCCTCAAGAACATTTACTCCCCAGCCAATTCCCTTTGGACCAAACATCTCCGTAGCTCGCATTTCCATATACGTGCCATTAATTGAAGTGCCTCCCCCGTTTTGGCTAAATGCCTTGGTGTGTGAAGGGTCGGTTTGTTTAACTTCATTCCAGATATTTAGATTCTTTGTGAGGGATTCCATCACGCCACCTCCTGATATGAATGCTTGCCCTTGAATACCTCCACCGCGTACTCCCATTTAGCTGCACGGGTGACGTAATCCCATACGAACTGATGAGCCAACTCCTGAGAGGTAGAGTCCTCCTGGCTGAGAGAGATAATCGGATAGTCGAAATGGCGGGGCAAGTAGTCGCTCATGGCGCTCTCTGCCGGGTTAACACGCATAGGTTCGACTATCGCCTTAACCTGCTCATAGATGAGTTCCTTGTCGGCCTCTGACATCCTGTCGATAATCTTCTCTATTTCGATTTTGTCTGATGCTGAAAGTTGTATGTTCATCGATAGCACCCCTTAATAAGACTGTGAGCAGCAGCCCACATAACTTTGTCATTTGTCGCCAGAGCCAATCGAGCCATGCGACGAGCGTCGAGGATGATTTGTTTCATGGCTTCCCTGGCTGTGTCAGCATGTCGATTAATGAACGCCAGCCAGAACGCAGGCGGTTAGTGATAATGTCGAGGAGAGATATATTCAGACTGGCACCCATGACGGTGCCGCCTGCGATGGCTAAATTCATCACGGGTGGTTTCCTTAATTTGATTGGTTTGCATAACGGAGCGTCATTGAGTAATGGCGCTTTGGTATGGCGCATAAAAAAGCCGCTCGGCGTGAGCGGCAAAAGGTCTCATGGATGATGTGAGTAACATCGTCAGCCGTACTCAGTGGATACGGCTTGCGATGTCACTCAGCTAACTTTTCATTCCATTTTTCGATTGCTGTTACTGGACTTTCGAAAGTGACAGCTGCAATCCAGCCACAGCACTTGAGTTGAAACTGATTGAGAATGTATGGCTCTGGGCTTGCACGGCAACCCCGATCCCACTCAAAGGCTTTAATGATTGGAGTCTTCTTGCAGAAAGGGCACTGTTTAGCGGATGGAAGATTCTCAAAGGTTATATCAGCAAGAGATCCATCATCTTCTGTCCACTCAAGTTCTCCAGGCAAAACCAGGGAATATCCGTTCCAGTAATCGAACTCAGGCGATAAAACATTCTCGTGACCTGCCCCACGAAGGCGTAATTTAGACCTCGCAATCACAGTCAATCCTTTGACTTTACGACTCCCCATCCGCCAAAGATAAACACCTGCGGCATCCGGTTTCTTTTCTGAGTACTTAATCCACTCCATTCTTATCTCCTTAATGCAGTTATTGTTCTGATAGTTTTTTCCACACTTCTATGGAGTCGCCCTCTGCCTTAGTACGTTCTTTCAGCATTGCATCAGCCCATGAATAAGCCTGCTCTGAGCCACTCTCTGGGAGATGGCCACTTGAAACCTTGCAGATAGCCTGCATAGCCAGACCTGCGAAGTAATCTCGCAGCGTCATACCGTGGCTGTCGATGATGTAATTCATCGCTTCCGTATGATGTACACCCGAATAAGGAAACGCTGGCCCACCTGTTTCTTTGCTCATATCCATCTCCTCAACTGCTTGCATTCAATAAAAAGGCCGCCATGTGGCAGCCTGTTAAGTAAATCTTCTGATGTGCTCCTCAAGGACAGATACGTGCTCTCTAAGGCTCTTCACCTGGTCGCGATACAGCCACCTCGCTACACAAACGCCCAGCAACCAGCCAGCGCAGACGCCAAACCAGTAGTCTTCCATCTCTCACTCCTGCGGCAGCGCCGCTGTTAAAGGCCGACTAAGCGGCCTTATTAAGTTTCACGGTGAGCTCTTCAACACACTCACGACCTGCCTGCTTGTATTTCTCCGCAGCAGAACCAGAGTATTTTTCATCAACTGCTGACTCAAAATCAGCAATCGAACCAAAGAAGCAACCAGCTGCGATGCGAAACTCGCTTCCAGTCCACACAGCAAAAATTGTTCTGCTGCTGTAACCGCAGTTATACCGGTATGCGACGTTGGATACTTTCTCCGGTTCAAGATAGAGAGAATCACAGGAGAAGCTATCCGGCAGCTGGGTGATGCCGGTGCCGCGCAGGTAGAGGCCGCCGCCGACGCTCAGGTTATCCGGCAGCTGGGTGATGCCGGTGCCGCGCAGGTCGAGGTAGCCGCCGACGCTCAGGTTATCCGGCAGCTGGGTGATGCCGGTGCCGCGCAGGTAGAGGCCGCCGCCGACGCTCAGGTTATCCGGCAGCTGGGTGATGCCGGTGCCGCGCAGGTAGAGGCCGCCGCCGACGCTCAGGTTATCCGGCAGCTGGGTGATGCCGGTGCCTTCCAGGTCGAGGTAGCCGCCGACGCTCAGGTTATCCGGCAGCTGGGTGATGCCGGTGCCGCGCAGGTCGAGGTAGCCGCCGACGCTGATCTTGTCACCATCAACAGTGAAGTCAGCACCTTTCTTTTTCAGTAACTCGATAAGCTGTTTCATATTGTTATCCTGAGTTTAGGTAATAAAAAAGGCCGCTTTCGCGACCTTTATGATGTGTGTGCCGGGATATTTAGCCACGCCCGGCGCGTGATTTCCCTGCTTTCCACAGTCAAAGGAAACTGATATGTTTCTGAGTCCACAGTCATTCGAAAAGGATGGTTTATGTCAGAGAGTATCCGTGCTCAGTTTTCTTGCCCTGATTGCGGCAGCGAGTCTTTCGTATTTCGTGCCAAACCTCACACTATGAACAATATCAAGGCCTGTGCCGGTTGCGGGAGAGTTATTACACAGGACGATATCCTCGAGCACAGCAGGAAGACTGCGCAGAATCATCTCAACGATATAGTCAGGAAAGCATTCAAGCGATGAATTAAGTAACTGCCGTAAATCATTAATCTGATTTCTTAATTCAGTAGTATCGAAGCTAACCGATACTACTAATTTACCTATACTCTCCATGTCTCACCTCATATAAGTGGAATGCAGCACCCGCGCATTTTCTGCCTGGCGTTAGTAAGCTGGCCGTAAGAGTTCTTCACCTTCCGGTACTCAGGATTCTCCCGAGTAACAAACTCAACCTCTTTCACTTCGCGAACGCTCGGACTCGCTACTGCTTTAAGTACTCGATTGCTGCAACCAGACATTGCTGTTACAAGCTTCTGCTCAAAACGATTCTCTGCGGCGTTCCTGGAGCGATGCTGTTTAGCGCGTTGCAGCTTCCTGATTTCTCTTGCCTTCATAAATACCTCCGGTAATTGGCTTAGGTGGTTCAGCCAACCCGCCCTGGTGTTGGCGATATATTGGTTAACTGAACCCCAAAGCCAACTGCACTTTGGCGGGGACGAATCATCCCCATTCCTGATTGTTAAAGAGCATGCACTTTGCGGTGGGCTGCGTCGTGCTGATGGGTTAGAATATACAAAACGTATCCACATAATGCAATACGAAATGTATACTAAAATCATAGAATATACGTTACGTCATGATTTTTAAGTTGATTTATTTTAAATAGATGATTAATTGATCAGGTTTGATTTATTGACGAAGCTGAGGTAGAGCATATGGACATGGGAAAGGCGCACGGCGCTGTCGCGAAGGTGATAGGCGACGCGGTGATTCAGGTTATTGCAGAGGGTGGGGTGGTAACAAAAGAGTCGATAGCTGATGCGGTGATCAGGCTTTCAGATGGAGAGCCAGACCTGGCTGTTGAGTTTGCATTGGGGTTGCTGCGGAGATAGGCACAAAAAAGCCCGCTCGGTGGCGGGCTATTAGCGCAGTAGGCGCAGAATCTGGCGTCGTAGTAAGTAATCGTAAAGACTTCAATTACCACGAAAAGGAGAAATTACTCGAGTTTTTTTGCTGCGTTTTTTCAGACGAAATCTCGCGTTTTTTGAGAATCACAGAGCTTTGCTCTTGAGCTTTAGTGGGATTAAACATTCGCTGCCATTCACGAAGTTCTGTTTCTTTTTTCAAAAAATTCTCAGCCATGTCAATACCTTATGAGATTCTGGAAAAGTAATGATGGTTAAGGTCTTTTTCGAAATAGTGTTTACGTTTGACCCAAATAAAACCATCGCCTTTAGATATTATAGCAACATCAATTGGACCGCCAACTGTTTCGTTGTCGTTAGAAACCTTTCTTTTAAAAGCAGTTAAATTTACAAGCGATTCGGCCATATAGGCTAAGTCTTGCTTTGGTAAAAACTCAATCATTTCAGTGACTTTT